GATGAATTACTAGCACTTCATCCTGACTTTACAGAGATTAGAGAAAAAGACGAATTTCACGATTGGGCAGAAAATCAGCCTAAGTGGATTCAAGATGCTCTATACGAAAACGCAACCGATGCAAAAGCAGCATCTAGAGTAATTGATTTGTATAAAGCAGATAAAGGAATATCAACAAAATCAAATGTTGATTTGTCAGCCGCTAAGGCTGTCACACCAAAAAGAGGGAGATCGACACCTCAAGCCGATGCAACTGCATCCTACCTTAAAGAGTCGGTAGTAAACAAAATGTCTACACGAGAGTATGAAAAGAACCAAGATAAAATCATGGAAGCAATTCGTACAGGAAAGTTTGTGTATGACATATCAGGTGGTGCAAGATAACCACTTAATAGTAATACAAAAGACGAACCACTCATACAATTAAGCCAATACATGTATTCACCTTAAAAGTATGACCTCTCTTTGAGTGTTAGTATTCTAGAGCCAAATATAAGGAGATGTGATATGGCTTTTCCAAAAGAAGCTGGTCATGGTAACTTACCTAATGGTAACTTTTCCAGCATTATTTACTCCAAACAAGTACAGCTTGCGTTCCGTAAGTCTACTGTAGTTGGAGATATCACTAATTCTGATTATTTCGGGGAAATTGCTAATCAAGGGGATACAGTAAAGATTATCAAAGAACCAGAAATTTCGGTTAGTGAATATAAGCGTGGCACACAAGTGTCAGCACAAGATCTAGACGATGAGGACTTCAGTCTTGTTATCGACAAAGCAAACTACTATGCTTTCAAGATGGATGACATTGAAGAAGCTCATAGTCATGTAAACTTTATGCAACTTGCAACAGACAGAGCTGCATATAGATTATCTGATAACTATGACCAAGAAGTATTGGCATATATGTCAGGGTATTCTCAGCCATCCAAACATGCTGTTGGTAATGCTGTAAATACAACTGTTAATGGAACAAAGGCTGTTTCAACTGCCGGTTCAGATGAACTTCTTACTTCTATGAAGTTAAGAAAAGATTCATTTAGTGCAATCACCACAGGTGGTGCAGCTGATCATTCTATTCCATTAGCAAATGTCTTGCCAGGTCAAGCAAGTGCAATTACTACAACTGTAACACCTATGCAAGTCATTAATAGAATGTCAAGGGTCTTAAATCAACAGCAAGTTGATACACAAGGTCGTTGGCTAGTCGTTGATCCAATTTTTATGGAACTACTACAGGATGAAAATTCAAAGTTAGTAAATGCTGACTATTCTGAAGCAGGTCTTAAAAATGGACTTACTATAAACAATCTAGGTGGATTCAGAGTACACGTTTCAAGCAACTTACCAGCAAAAGGTACAGGAGCAGGTACATCTGGTACAGGAAACCAAAACGATAATTTTGGTGTGATTGTTGCAGGACATGATTCTGCTGTTGCTACTGCTGAACAAATCAGCAAGACAGAAACTTATCGTGATCCTGACTCATTTGCAGACATTGTAAGAGGTATGCACCTCTACGGCCGTAAGATATTACGTCCTGAAGCAATTGTTACTGCTAAATACAACGTAGCGTAAGGGGGGAACTGAATATGGCTTTAGGTGATAATACACTTCAATCTGCTAGAGGTTCGGATTCCAATCCTGGTAGAAAACCTTACATGGTTCAAACTGTGCTAAATCTTGCTACAGCCTTATCTGATAAAGGGGGTGCATTAGCAGCAGCTGATGTTATTCCTGTTATCGCTGTGCCAAAAGGTACAATGGTAATGAATGCAGGTATAGAGGTTGATACAGCTAGTGACGGATCTACATTTACTGTAGATTTAGGCATGGTAGATCCTGACGTATTTGTAGATGGCTTTGATGGTACATCTGCAGCAGGTGTTGTTGCTCAAAATCCTGCGGCATTTCAGCCTGTAATGGCTGTTGCTAACGACAACATTGACTTAACTATTGCAACACTTTCAGGTGGTGCAGTAACTACAGGCAAGTTGCGTATTTGGGCATGGATGATGGACTGTACTGATTCAGGCTCATCAAAAGCAGCTGATGAAGTCGATAGGGACTACTTAGCATAATGCACTTGAGAGGGGGCAGGGAAACTTGCCCTCTTTCTTTTAATAATGGGAGATTAGAATGGGAATTACAACTGCACTATGTAATACTTTTAAACAAGAGTTATTACAAGGCATACATGCATTTGGAACTGATACATTTAAACTAGCCTTAATAAAGTCTGGTGAATCTGGTACGTATGGACCAGCTACTACAAACTATTCTGATGTCACAGGTAATAGTGATGAGATAGGAAATACAGGTAGTTATTCAGCAGGTGGTGCAACGTTGGCAAATGTTGCAGTAACAGGTGGATCAGGTGCATCAACCGCCTTTGTTGATTTTGATAATGTACAATTTACAAGTGCTACTATAGACGCAAATGGAGCAATTATTTATAATTCATCTGATAGTAATAAAGCTGTTGCAATTATAGATTTTGGTTCAACACAATCATCAGATGCAGGTACATTTACAGTTACTATGCCAGCACCAGGAACAGGTACAGCTATTATAAGGATTGCTTAATGGGTTTAGCTTTTGCAAATAGAGTAAAAGTTAATATTACTTCTACAGGAACAACAAATCCACTTGTACTAGGAACTGCTTTTACAGGCTTTCAAACTTTTGCTGAAGCAGGCATTACAGATGGACAGAAGGTAAAGTATGTTATTGAAGATGGTGCTAACTTTGAAATAGGCACAGGACAATATACTGCTAGTGGAACTACTTTGTCAAGAGTAGTAGAGCAAAGTAAATCTGGTGGTAGCGTGGGAACAAGTATAATTAATATGTCGGCTGATGCTACATTATCAGTAACAGCAACAGGTGGCAACATAGAGAATGCTATTGTTAAGAATATAGTATTAAATCAATTTGAGAATTTAGAAACCTTTACAGGTACAGATAGGTGGTATGCACCTAAAAATTTAAATATACAAAAGATTACTGCACGATTAGGAACTGTTGCAGATGGTACAGTAACAGTAGCAGTACGGGCAAGAGATGTAACAGCAAGCTCAACATCAACCACAACAATTAATATTTCTGCAGGTCAATCAAAAACAACATCAAATGTATCTATAGATTTAGATGTTGATGATTATTTAACTGTGGACATTACTGCTGTAGGTTCAGCTTCAGCACCCGGAGCAAATCTAAATGTAATTTTTGAGTATACGGAGGATTAAATGGCACTTACAGAAGAAGAAAATAAATTAATTAAAGAGAGGTATAATGATGAAAATGATTTCATTGTAAAGGTATTTGAGATAGCAGAAAATTCTGAAGTTGATGATTTAAAAGAAACAACAGAAATACCTATTAATAAGTATTTTCCTAATTCTGGTTTTGATACTACTAAGTATTCACCACCTGTTTTTACATGGTATAGAATTAAAAGTAAAAAGGTTATTATTGTTGTAGTGCTTGATATGAAAGATATGGATGCTTATGTAGTAGATCCTGATAAGCACGTTACAGACGTAACTCCGGGAGATTGGTAATGTTTTGTAGATTTGTAACAAAAAGTGGATTAGCAAGTAATTCAACAAATAGACGGGGTATAATATTAGAAATAAGAAAAGTTCTTGATGGAACATATACATCTATGAATAGTTTAGATACCAATTATTTTGACAGATCAGCATCTATTTTAGTTGGTGGTGGTACAGGTGGATTAGGTGCTATAAAAGCAGCAGACGGAGCTACATCAATATATCAAAACATTGCTAGTGCTGATAGTAATGAAAGTATTGTTTTTGACAAATATCATCACGATTATAAATCAGGTTTTCAACCAAAAAGACATATAAAATATTCGTTTCTTTATGATGGTATAATGAGAACTGTAGTTAATTCTAGTAATACAGGTTCGACTTATGAAGCATTTGGTACAGCTTGGACAACAGGATACAATGGTACTAGTAGCTCTACTTATAGTACATATGCAAGATCAGATACTTTAAGAGCTATTGAGATCTTTGCAAGTAAGTATTGGATTATTTGGACATGGTTAAGTGATATAGCTGTTAATCAACTAAGTAGCACACATCAAGGTTTTTTTGATTTTGAATCTGATAAACAACAAGAGTATTGTTATACGCATAGTACTTGGGCAGGTGGACAATCTACATATCCGGGATTTAGTTGGATAGTTCATAATAATCGTGCTAATAGTAACAGACTTGACAGCTACGATTTATTTATATTGGGTATGGTAGGATATGCTCAAGCTGATAATCAAGGAAGTCCTAGAGGTGTTCAAAGAGAAGGGCGATTAGATTTTGGTGTAGGTGGTACACTTCATTATGGATTTCAACCTGCTACTAATGGTAGAGAAGCTATATTTATAACTCCACCTTATCCAAATAAAGTATACCCTGCAAACAATTCAGATACTAGTATTTTAACAAGACCTTTATTGCAAGTTATGGTACATGGATATGAATATCAAACAGGAACTACTACAGGAACTAATAATCCACCTGCTGTTCATGCTAAAGTTCCTTTTTTATATAGAACATCTGACTATGCAGATTATCAAGGAAGTCCTGTTACAGTAGGTAGTGATACTTATAGAATTATAAGAATGCATAAAACAGGCTATGCATCAGCTGCTTATGCAACTTCAAATGACAATGACAATGGTTCTATAGCTTGTTATGCAGTACCACAAACAATAGGAGGTGTTTAAATGTTAACACGATTTACTTGTAATTCTACAAATAGAGGAATGACAGGATTTTTTAATGCTATTATTGCTACTGCTACAGCAGGTGCAGGAACTACGCCATCTACACCAACAGGTTGTAACACTTTTGAAGTACTAGGAAATACTGTTGCAGGGGGTTGGACAAAAATAGCACCTTCAGGAAATGTAGATTCAAGCACACAAACAGTAACTCTATGTGCTGCTTCACCTAAGGCTTTTACAGATGGAACTAAAAAGTTAGTAAAATTTTATGCATATGCTGCTAATCCTAGTAGTGTAGCTCATGGTACAATAGTACCATATGTGGGGAGAGCAAGTTCATCTAATGTTGAACTAGATTCAACTTCTCAAGCTCATACTACTTATACAACCTCTAGTAGTACTAGTAATCAAAGATATTCATGGAATGTTCGCCGCTCTCCATATTACACCACTGATGCTATGAATGGTAGTACAAGTTCTCATTTGGGAGGAGATTTTATGTGTGCAGCTACAGCAGAGTATTTATGGGTATTTTGGGGCCCGATTTATAATAATTCATCAGGTTGGCGGCGTGATGCAGGATACTACACTTTATGGGGTTGTGCTGATCACACACGAGGTTATAATTGGGAATATGCACCTAACTCTCCACATTGCCCGTGGTATTCTGTTGGTATATATCAAAGAATTGATACCAATCCTCATAGTAGCTATAATCAATATAGAACTTTAAATGGATATTATATGGTTGGTCAGTTAGGATATCATAGGCATGTAGATTTTACAGATAATGCTAATAACTCATTAATGTCAGCTGCAAGTTATTCAGGAGCTTATTATAGTGCTTTTACTCACTATGATACGACTACTACAGGATATTACCATGAATATGATTCAACTAATTATGGTACTTCTGTACAATATCAAAATGCAGATAGTCTTATAGAAGGTGATGCAAACTTGAAAATGCATGCAAATACGAGAGATTATGACAATAGTGGCAATGCTGTTTTATCTATTAACCCACTTATAGTAGGAAAACCTGCAGGAGGAAGACCTTATAGAGAAATCAAAGGTCTAAAGGCTATAGGATGGATGGATGATACTTTACAGAACGTAAATGCTCTTCCATATCATATGACAGATATACAAAGTAATGATGGTACTCCTAAAAATTATAGATGTTTTTTAGCAGGTGGTAAAATGTTATGGGGATTTGAAAAGGTGTAAATTATGACAGCTTATAATTCGGGTGCTTTTACTTACACATCACAAACAGGAACATCAAATCATGCTTTCTATGTTTTTCCTAATCCCTCAACACAAAATAGTTTTTTTGAATCGATAGATACAGCTATTATATCTCCTTTTAACCAAACATCTCAAACAGGAATATCAAATCATGCTTTCTATAGACCACCTCTTGCTGCTTTACCTGAAGTGGCAGGATCACGAAAACAAAGTTGGGGAACTTTTGGATAGATGCTAGGACATTCACCTCTCGCTACACAACCTTATGGTGCAGGTCATCAGCATTTAAATGCAACTGTTAATCTATCTGCATTTAGTCCTTTAGCATTGTCTTTAGGCACAACAGGAATAGAGATATCTAAAAATGTAGATGCTCCATCTTTATTAGCTACATTATCTGCAGGAACATTATTATTTGAAGGTGATGCAAATGTAGTACTAACTAATGCAGTAGCTACATACGACACGAATACATACGATCATGCATCTTCTACATACTCTCAAGCATCGTTTATACCAACAGGACAACTGCAATTAGGTTTAATCAGTACTTCAGGAACTGCAAGTTTAACTCTTCCTAGTTTTGCATTAAGTTTATCAGATGGTTTAGATGCAGTAACAATAGTAGGAACTGCTAATGTCACACTTACAACAAATGTAGCGACTCTAAGTTTAGGCACAGTATCGGTAGAAGGTACAGCTAATCTTGTTTTACCAGCATTTGAGTTAACAACAAGTTTTAATCAGCCTAGTATAATTGGTACAGCTAATGTTTCAATAAGTGGTTTTGCATTACAATTAACATCTCCATTAGATGATGTAATTATTACTACCATTAATCAAGATGACTATGCAAAAGATAGAACAGTATTTGTGTCCTATAGAGGACATAATATTAATAGTTCAAATAATGTATCAAGTCAATTACGAACTATAGTAATACCTACAAGAAAACACATTGTTAAAGCAACAAGTATTGTTGATGATCAAAATAGAACTATTATTATTCCACCTAGAAGTCATATAGTTAGAACAACAAAAATAGCAGCGTAAAGGATATAAAATGTCATTTAAATTTCCATCAAAAGATCCTGATGAAACACTAGACTACAGTATGGATTGGTCTAGATTCTTAGGCTATGATCATGCGACTAATTCAGGGTCAACCATCGTAGCAAATTTATGGTTCATTGATAATGAGAATGGTGTAAAAACACAAATTAGTACTACAGAAAATACAACAGTAAATGGAATTACTACAATTTTTGGTGGCATATTAAGGGATAGTACAAATACTGTATGTACAATACGATTAAGTAGTGGAACAAATAATGTTACTTATAAAATAACTAGTCAGATAACAGATAGCACAGGACTCGTATCTGAACGTGTAGCAAAATTACGTATTAAGGAAAACTAATATGGCATATAATTATTTAGATTTAGTTAATGAGATCAATAGAAGATTAAATGAAGTAGAGCTTTCTACTACTAATTTCTTATCAGCTAAAGGTTTTTATGAATCAGCAAGAGATGCGGTTAATTCATCTATTAGACATATCAATCACGAAGAGTTTAGCTGGCCGTGGAATCATAGAGAACAAGAAGAGGTTCTTTCAGCAGGTAT